TAGCCTTGCTTGAAGTATTCCTTCAGTGTGTCTTGCTTCTTAGTGTCCAACTCGTAGCGTTCTGCACAAGCCTCAAGAGACAGTGGCTCTTTGATACCACGCTGCAAGACATACTCGCCAAGCATTGTGTCAAACACAGGCCCATCATACTTGAAGCCTGACTCCCATATCCATAGCAAGTCATGTGCTGCGTTGTGACAGATGAGTACAGTAGTGGCATCAAGAAACTCCTGTACCAATACGTGTCCATATTCATCTGCGTCTACTTCGCTATGGTCAAAGGTAACGATACGCTCAACGCCTTGGTCATTTAACATACCAACCATAGTCAGTGAGTTCTCTGGCTCAAAGGGGTCAAGGTGCATCTTACCATCACGCTTGGTGACGGTGTTCTCTACATCAAGTGTTAGTTTCATCGGGGTCTCCTTGTAAATACTGTATTGCTCTCTTCAATGTGTCTATGCTGTCGTTAAAGCCACCCAATGACCTGTTGCATTTATGACACAGCCACCCACGAAACTTATGTGTTGTGTGACAGTGGTCTAACACCCACGCAGTTCTGTTTTGTAAGTCTCCTACCTCTTCAGCAGTGCCGAGACAGATAGGGCATACGTAAGTGTCTTCATCAGGCATACCGTGTTGCTTGCGAATGGCTTCTCTTACTTTAGACATACTCCTCATACACTGTTTACACTCAGGACGCAAGTACGTTTGTCCATGACAGAAGGAAAACGCAGTCAGTGGTAGATGCTTCTTGCACTTGCTGCACTTCTTTGTGTCAGCCTTGGTGTCAAAGAAGACATCATCCCCAAACAGTTCCTGCTGGGTCATCCTTCATACCTCGCAGTCTGATAGTTAAGATTGACATTCACCATACCGTGCCAGCCATTCAGCTTGTTCTTCACTACATTGATGTGACGTAGTGGGCTGTCTTCCTCTTGGCCTTCCACACTAGGTGACTTACCAATCAGTATCATCAAGTCAGCTTCAGCCGCCTTACCTGTACGTGAGCCTTCCATCATTGACTGGTTAAGCTGTGACCTACCCTCTGCCTCTGCAGATAACTGTGACATATAGAATACAGCACAGTCGTATGTCTTGGCAATCTGCCGTGCATAGATAGCGCAAGCCTTGAGTGCTTCATCGGGTCTGGCATAGTTACCTGCCACACCAAACTTATCACCCATGTCAAGTACAAGGATGTCAGGATTGTTAGCCTTACAGACTGATTCAACCCAAGCCATGTCACGACCACCTGCATCTTTAATCCTGATGTTATTCATCACAGGTTCATACAGTGCCTTGGCTTTGCCCATGTTGTCACGTACTTCACGAGCAGTCATACCTGCTGCAGCAGTCAAGTATCTAGCACCGACACGGTGGGTAGGTTCCTCGTTACACAGGATGATGCACTTGGCACCCTGATGTGCGAAGCCACCCGGCGCAGCAATCAAGCTGGCGTGGAAGGATGTCTTACCTGTGTTAGGCCGTGCGCCTACCTCAATCAACTGACCGCCAGACACACCCTCTACCTTACGTGTTACGCTTGGTATATTGAATGTCCACTTGGCTTCAAGTTCAGCTTTAGCCATGAGTGTTTCAATAGTGATGTCATCCCACTCAATATTGAGGTTGGGTATGAAGTCATCACCATAACGCTCAAGCAAGTTGCGTAGCTTCTCAAGTGTGGCACTGTCACCATTCACCATGTCGAAGCCTATGTTAGCAACGTCTTCGCCAACAACCTGCTGGAATAGTTTAGACAGCACCTCTTGTGCTATGTCACTACCCATTGGCTGTTCACGTTTGATAGATGCAAACATAGAAGCATAGCCCTGCTTCTGTGCAGTAGTCAGTGTAGGATTGTTAGCCATGAACAACGCCTCAACCTCATCGGGTGTGACAGTACGTTCATACCTATCCATAGCCGTGTCAATAGACTCTTTAATCTTACGTGCATCCTTGCTGAACAAACGTGGTGGGCATTTGCTACCACGATGGTCATCATAGAATGACTTATCCATTAGGCTTCTAATGATTGATAATTCCATTTAAGTTCTCCATATCTGTCGGGTTACGATATTTCAAATCATCATTCAAGCGTAAGACACGAACATCGTTCACGTGTCCACGCAGTTCCTTTGCCATCTGCAAAGTCTTTGGTAGTGCATCGGGGTCTAATGCTATTACGGCTGTTGAGAACTGTGCGAGATACCCTTTATGCGACTCTTGTAGAGATGTACCAAGAAGCGCAACCCCGACAAAGGATTTGCCACCAACCACGGCTGCACTCACACAGTCCTCAACAACAACTGCGACTTTACCACAACCAACGGTGTATGGCAAGCCACTTTTTCCATATCGTTTCCATTTAGGTAATCGCTTACCTATGGCACGGCCTGTAGCATCAACGGTCTTACCGTCATGCACTACAGGAAATACAATCCTATCATCCTTCACATCATACATCACACCCAACTCATCTGGGTCTAGCTGATACCTGTAACAGAACGCAAGCACTGTGCGCTTGTTCCTGTGCGGCACAATGTATTGCGGCATATCGAATGTCTCATCGGCAAACTCTGCTACATTGCCCATGCCCGACCGTATGTCATCCACTGTAAGATGCACACGGTTGCCGCCACTTACATTACAGGATGCCTTGTAGCAATTCCACACAAGGCTACCTAAGTTGTTAGTAATAGTGAAGGTCTTGTACCCACCACAGTTAGGACAGTCCATACGTTTAGTCTGTCCATTGGGTACATCTATATCACTTATAATGTTATATATATTATTCATATAATACTCACTTTCTTTGCGGCAGTTAAGTGCTTTTACCATGTGCTTTACGTGCTGTCAAGGCACTATTTGCACTGGCGTATGTATTTTTCATGTATGGTTTTACCGACTGTGGGTTACTGTGTCCTGTAACCGACATGATTTGTCCCATACTTACACCTGCCTCTACCATTTGTGTTGTACCAGTACGCCGCAAGTCCATCAGCCTTAGTTCTTCAGGCAGTCCAGCTTCCCGCATGACAGCCCTTCCAGCTTTGGACAGTCTCTCCATACTATATGGATGGTACTCGCCCTGTACAGGCGTTGTGCGCGGAACAACGTACTGTTGAAAGCCGAAGTCTTGCTCCTGTTGTGTCAGCATCTCAAGCAAGTCATCTTCGATTGGTAAAGTTACCTCTGCCCTACGCTTAGACTGCTCAAGATATAGCTTGCGTTCCTCTAGGTCAATGTTATCCCACGTCAGCAGACGCATATCACCTAGTCGCTGACACCACTCATATGCCATGTGTACAATCAGGCCAATGCTACGCCATTGAAACTCACCATAGGCAGTGTCAAGGAAGTTGCGTACATCATCCTCTGTCCACACAACTTTGCGTTGTGGTGGTGTCTTGCGTCTGACATTGGCAAAGGGATTGACTGTCGCATACTCCATGTCAATAGCGTAACGAAACAGGATAGATGACACAGTACATACGTGGTTGGCAAGGCTAATGCCTCGCTCAACCCACGCTTCGTATGCGTGTTTGGCTTGCTTACTTGTGAGTTCACAAAAGTTCACAGAGCCAAAATCATCTAGCATGACCCCAAGAAAGTATTGATAGTCCTTCTTAGTTCTGTCTCGTAACATCTTGAAATCATTGGAAGTATAGTACTTGTCAACTAGTTGCTGCACTGTCTTCATTTTTACTCACCTTATATACGTTGTTGCGTATCACTGTTCCGTTTTCATCCACCGTGTATTCATTACGGTGTCTAACTTCACCATCTATTCTATCACCATTGGTGTCAAAAAATAGTTTTACTTTGACACTATCTTCATACACAACACCTTTATATTGTGTTACCATTTTAACACCTAGTTTTTTCTGTTCAGCACTTAGATTACTTGCACTCACACTAATCATTGAGTTCTGCATTTCATAAACTATAGGAGTTTTTGCATCGTATAAAAATATTTCACCTGTCTCTTTATCTAAGACGATAAAATCCACGGGGCCGCTACACCCCATGTTCTTGAATACCTCATACCCCATGTTTAGAAAGTGGAGACATATATCTATCTCCGATATGTCTCCCTTCCTAGATGGTGATTTGTAATCACTGGTGTTTTCTGTGGGTGTCATGCCGCAATCAACTCCTTAAACTGCTTGCTTTCAATCCACTGAGACACTTCGTGTTCACGCTTGAACATATTGACAGCGTTGGTATCCTTGCCAGTGTTACGCAAGGCAAAGCCGTTACGTTCATCAGCATAGCTGGCGTAGTTGGTGAAGGCAGAATACAATGCCCATACATTCTCACCACGCACACCTGCTTCCTGATGGTATAAGGTAAGCATCTTGTCTGCTGTACGGTCAGACTTGAGCAGTGATTCAAGCATAGACTTGACTTGACCCACATACACAGGTGTGTTAGCCCAGCGTTGCATCTGCCTGTGGTAGTTAGTAAAGTCATCGTTTGACTTGCCCAACTGTGTGATGAATCTGTCAAGGCTGAAGCCGCTAGTGTTCTTACGGCTTTGTTTGCCATGCTCACCACGAATCATACCGTTGGTGCAGAAGAAATCAATGGCACCAAACAGCACAGTGTTTGAACACGTACCATCCACACCATGCAGTGCAATGATGCGTTGTGCAATCTCTGTCTCATGCTTTGGTGTTACGATGGTATGCTTCATGTTAGGCAGGGTCATGTCCATCATAGCCCAGCCATTGCGGTGTGCGT